AAGGTAATACACATAACACAGAACCACAATCATAACCGGCACTAGTCCGGTTTTTGTTTTATAGAGGGCGCAAATGATAACGAATAGATCTACAACAGCAAACGCGGCAAGCTTGGTTATATCTGCCAATCCTTCCGTGTTGTATGGCTTGACTGCGTACAGCTCAAAAGCATCAGCACAGTTCATCCAGTTGCACGATGCGGCTTCACTTCCAGCGAATGGTGCTGTGCCTAAAGTGGTCGTGACAGTCCCGGCGACGAGCAATGTCGGTATTGATTATGGTGAGCTAGGTAGACAGTTTAGTACAGGTATTGTTGTCTGCAATTCCAGCACTCAAGAAACTCTTACAATCGGTTCTGCTGATTGCTGGTTTGATGCTCAAGTTGATGCGGCTAGAAAGTAATAACTCAAGGCAAATATGACAGAATTGACTATCCAAGAGGTTGATATAAGCACTGTTGATGATAGTGTTCTGGAAGATCGACTCCGGCAGTTGCAGGATGAGATGGAACTTGAGAAAGAAAAGAAGCGGCAGGTAATTGCAAAACTTGGTGAGATTGTTGCAAAGCGCCGTGATGAGGCTGTGAAGGCAAGGAAAGCTTCAGGTATCGAGACCCAGTGGCGTGAGGATGAAGAGTACTACGAGGGGATAGATGATCTGAATCGTGGTGAAGAGCAATACATGAAGTCGCGATCAACTGAAGGCGGTTTAGTTGCTAAGAGTGTAAGCACTTCAGATAATGATTGCACGGCATTCCTGAATATTACCCGGCCATTTGTTGATGCTGCTGAATCACGCATGGTTGACATGGTTCGTGATTTCAAGATAACACCTACGCCAATCCCCGAGTTCGAGGATAACAAAGAGAATCAAACCCCAATGATATTGCAGCAAAATGGTGAGCCATTCACTGTTGCTGATGCTATTGGAGAGCGCAACAAGAAAGCGTACGCGATATCAGATAAAGCGGAGCGCAGAATCCGGGACTACCTTAGCGAGTGCAAGTTCGATAGAGAGCAGCGCAAGGCTATGGCTATGGAAGTGCTGGTAGGCACAGGTATTCTGGAAGGGCCTATTCCTGCATGGCAGACAGTCAAGAGTGTGGTTGATGGTGAGTTAGTCATTGAACAGAAGATAGTTCCGGTCACAAAGCAGCTTGATCATTGGAATGCTTTCCCTGATATGAATTGTGGTGATGATATTCAGGATGGCGAATACTTCATTAAACGCGAATACCTGACTGCGAGACAGTTACGCGGATTGCGCGGATTGCCTGGGTATGATGATGACTCTATCAATAAGGTGCTGGACGAAGCGCCAGGTAAACGAAACGTAAACGGAAGCAGCAGAAAGGATGTCGAGGACGATGAAAGGTTTGAAGTCTGGTATTACCACGGGGATATTAAGCCGGAAGAGCTGAGCGCTCTCGATGAGAATTATGAGTGCGGCTGCGATGACGAAAAGCCTGATCCTGTTGCTGCCGTGGTGGTGATGGTCAATGATACGGTTATCAAGGCGTATAAAGAGCCACTGGAACACTACGGATATCCGTATGACTTTGCGGTATGGCAGAGAGTGCCGGGTTGTCCATTTGGTATTGGTGTCGCAAGACAGGGTAGAACGGCACAAAAGACTGTGTTGGCAGCGTTTAGGACATTAATGAAGAATCAAGGTTTGGCTGCTACTCCAATGATGGCTTTGATGCGTTCGGCACTGGAACCGGCAGACGGATCTTGGGAAATGACACCCGGCAAGCAATGGTTGATCCGTGAGGAATCTGGCGTTAGAAATGCTCAGGAAGCAATACAAACTATTGTCATTCCGTCTCTGCAAAAAGAATTAAATGAGTTGATCCAGCTTGGCATGAAGTCAATGGAGGATTCAACTGGCATTACATTCCTGATGCAAGGTCAGCAAGGCGCGGCTCCTGACACTGTTGGCGGCATGCAGATGATGTTGCAGAGTTCATCCTCCGTTTTAAGACTGCGCGTTACCTACTTTGACCAAACAAAGATTGATCATATTAAGCGTTATTACGGATGGGTATTGATCTATGGTGAAGATGATGAAAAGGGTGATTTGATCGTTGATGTTAAGGGATCATCATCGGTTGCTGAGCGTGAGATACAAGCCATGCAGTTACCAGCTATTCTGCAATTAGCAGCAAATCCGGCATTTGGTAAGTCAGCAGTCAAGGTATTTGATGAATGGCTTGAGACTCTTAAATTCAATCCCGGACAGTTTGACATGACAGCGGAAGAGAAAGAGCAATTGGCGCAACAGCAGCAGCCAGCAGATCCGCGTATTGAGGTTGCTAAGATGAATGCGGAGAAAGATTTACAGATTGCTGAAGCACGGAACCAGATAGAAGAGTTGCGTATCAAGAAAGATATTGATAGAGACGTGTTGTATGCTCAAGGTGTTACTGAGAGAACTCAGAATGATATGGTGGCGCATAGAGAAGAACTTCAATTAAAACGTGATCTGGCTATCCTGGAATATGCGAACAGAGAGAAAACGAACATCGATGCTATCAAGGCCAAACTTGCTGATAGTGCAATGAAGTTATCTGTTACCAAAGAATTAGCCGGTATTAAAGCGCCAGCAAGTTCAATGCCGAAGCCACCTGTAGAGCCTCCACAACAAGCCCCTGAAGGCGAGTCATTCCAACAATAGAGGTTTTATGGAATTAACTAAAGAAGAACTTAATCATCCGATTTGGAAAAAGCTTGAAGAGCATATCAGTTATCGTGTAATGGTTAACAGAAAGATAAATGACAAGCCAATGCCAGAGCATGAGACGTGCTCATTACGTGGCGAGATAAGAGCATACAAGTCAATATTGAAACTGAATCCAGAATATAAAGATTAAACAGTAATTACAGGAACACCAAGAGACCCGCTTCGTGCGGGTTTTTTATTTTGTAAACCACATTGACCGAGAGGCCAAGGGGGAAATATGACACAAGAAACGCAAGTGGATCAGGAAGAAGCAGCATTCTTAGCTGAGTTAGCAAATGAATCTGATGACGTTAACGCGCCATTAGTTGAAGAGCAGAAACCAGCGGAATCAACGGACTTCGAGGAAGCTGAACAGGAAGAAGTAAAACTTGAGCGTGTTGAAGTAATACCGGGTTACACCAAAGACGAACTTGATGCGGTTTTGACAGAAGTGCCAAAACTACGATCTGCTTTGGAGAAAACGAACGGTACTTACGGATCACGGCTAGCTGAACAACAGAAAATAATCGAAGAGTTAAAAGCCAGAGCCGAACAGCCGAAGCAAACTCAAGATGCAGTTAAGTTGAATCAGGTAAAACTCAAGCGGTTACGTGAACAATACCCTGAATTAGCAGAGATACTTGCGGAAGATTTGAGCGAAGAAGTAGCGCCGCAACAAAGTAATTTTGACCCTTCAGTAATTGAGGCGACTATCAGCAGCAGACTTGACGAAGATCGCCAAGCCAGAGCCGCTGAGATGCTGCAACGAGAAGCAAGATTACTGAAACGTGAACATCCTGACTTTGCGGAGATAGCGCGGTACACAATAAACGAAAACGGGCTGATTCAATGGAACAATTCCGCTTTCGGTAATTGGGTAGCGGCGCAGCCTAAAGAAGTGCAGGACGTGGTTATCAATAGCAGCGATGCCTATGAGATATCGGACGTTTTAACTGCCTACATGAAGGCGCTCAAGAAGAAAAAAACAACCAATGACTTAGAGAGTGCAGTACAGCCTCGTGGGTTGCCTTCCTCCAGATCAGCCGATCATCTTGATGATGAAGAGCGCGCATTTCAGGAAGAGTTGGCCAGAGAGGAGTATTGATTCTCTATAAATGATTAATGACTGCCTAGAGCGGTTTTTCTATTTATAGGATTATACAAAATGGCTATTCAAGGATATTCAACACAAGATCCACGAGTCGGAACGTGGAGAGCTAGAATCATTAAACACGCACAACCAAAGATTTCTCTTGGCACTGTCGGTATTAATGAGGATTTCAAAAAGAACCAAGGCGAGACTGCAAAGTTCCGCCAATGGCTACCTAAAGGCGCATCAAGCGCACAGCCTAACCGCTTCTTTTTGGATGGTACTGGTGATCGTGGGAACTCATACGCCAATGATCATTTGACTAGTCCCGGTGTTACGCCCAATGCCGAGACTATCACTGCGCGTGATATCTCAGTTCAACTTAACCAGTACTCCGTGCTGTACGGTTATGACGATAAAACCTTCAATTTTTATGAAGATGATATCCCTAAAGCCATGACTGAACTGACCGGTCACCGGGTTGGTTTGGTTAACGAAATGGCTCTGTACGGTATCCTGAAAGGATGTACCAATAAGTACTATGGCGGCACTGGTACTACTCGCGCAACTGTGAACGGTACTATCAGCCTTACCGGACTGCGTAAGATCGCTCGTGGATTGGATAACAACCATGCAGAGACCGTTACCAAAATGGAGCGCAAGATAAAAGCCGGTATGTATGGCACGGCCCCTGTTGGTGTTTGCTATCCAGTATGGGTGCATACCGATCTACTGCCTGACCTGAGGGATCTGCCAAACTTCACCCCTGTCGAGGAATACGGCGATCCAAGTCAGGCAGTTGATTGTGAAGTCGGTAAGTGTGAATCCTTCCGTTTTATTGCTACGCCTGAATTGATTGCTGTTCAAGATGCTGGTGCGGCTGTGGCTGGTACTGTTCCTCTGCTCAATTCAACGACCGGCACTTATGCTGACGTGTACCAAGTAATTGTTGGTTCGCAAGATGCGTGGGGTCACGTTGGTTTGAACTTAGGTAAAGGTTCCGTAACCGCATTGCCTGTTGGTCAACGTGATAAAGCTGATCCTCACGGCCAGCGCGGTTATGTTGGTGCTATCTGGTATTACAACGCCGTTATCCTGAATGATTTGCAAATGGCCGTGTATGAAGTAGGCACACGCGATTTAGATTAATCATTTAAGCCGGTAACGTTACCTGCTTATTTCTAAAAGGATAAAGGAAATATGGAAAACTTGATTCAGCGTTTAAACCAGGTAAAGGACAGAGCCGATGCGCGGCACTTGTTCCTAGCTTTGGAAGGCGTGTATAACCGGCTTAGTTCCGTGTGTTTAAGTTCTGCTGGTTTGGCTATTAAAACCGGTGGATCTGCGATAGTTAAAGCCGGAAGCATTA